AAACAGTACTGCCCGTCTCGGGGTTTGATTGCCACTCGATACCTACCATCATTCCAGTTATAAAGTAGATACCGATTGCCATTTTTAGTCCTTGTAGCCCCCACCGGCTTTTTTGTACTGTAACGCAAGCATCTGCGCTTTACGGGCTGACCACTGCCCGGGATTACCGCCCTTACTACCAGCTTTAATCCGCTCAAACAAGCTTTTACGCATGCCTGGTTTGGTGTAGTTGCCTGCTTCGTTCACGCGAGAAACCGAGCCACCCTCTTTATATTGAGTGAACTTGTCACCATCTTTCCGACGTTTAGTTGTCGGTTTTGGCATTTTAGAGGGGTTGATAACCCCCATCCCGCGTGACGGACGCATTTAGCAGCTCCGGCCAGACTTCTTCATGTAACCGCCGCTAGCCATCTTGGGCATCATAGCTTTGGTTTTACCTTTTTTAGCGCAGCCGTCAGCTTGCTTGTGCCCAGCAGCCAGACCACCAGAGGCCATCTTCTTAGCACCGTGCATGCGGACTTCATGCTTCTTGACAGCCTTACCGGCCACTTTCTGCATGTCGGCTTTAGCCATACCACGGCCTTCTTTCTTCATCATTTTGGACTCCTTGACAGAACCACCTTTAGCCATCTTACCCTTGCCGTCAGCAGCGAAAGCCGGAACCTTCTTGCCGTCTTTCTCAACCATGGGCATACCACCTTCAGCGTACTTTTTCATCGTAAATTCCTTTCCGACCTTTTGAGGGACACCTACTTTTTTAGCGAAAGCCTTGTTATGGGCCACCGCCTGCATAAATCTTTCTTGTTTTTTACTTGTGGCTGGCACGAGTCTTACCTCGGATTGCGCAGCCGTCGATTGAACGTTTTACTTTACCGCCTTTTTGTAAAGGTTGGATTTCTTTTGAATACCCTTTAAAAGGGCCCTTTTCGTGGCGCGGCATCTTACGCTCTTGCTCAAGATCGCGAGGTAATGTTTGGGGCTCGTAGTCTTTAGGGTTATCTGGATAATTACGCTCTAGAGTCCTAACTTCGGCACCAAGGTCACGGTTGCGCTGCTTTTTACTTTCTACCGAGCCGCCTTTAGCCTTCTTGACCGCTATCTCTTCTTTGGTCTTACCCTGGTACTCTTTTTCCTGCTTGATGCCAACGCTGTCGAGCTTTTTGCTTAGTTTAGCGGCGGCTTCTTGGATAAAGTTCTTGGGCATGCCTTCCAAAAGCTTGGTGCGGCTTGACTTGGTTTCGCCACCTTCGGCGTAGTACTTAGGTTTTTTCATGAGTCGCTCTGCCATGTTTAAGACACCACGTTCATTCGTATTGACGGCAGCTTCTTTACCAACAGCAAGAGGGCTTACCTTCTTCTGGGTGTCGTACTGCTTTTCGTCTTCTTTTTTGGTGTCGGTCTTAGCCATTTAGACCATCCGGCCTTTGGTTTTACCTTTGACAGCACAGCCGTCGGCACGTTTAGAGGCGGAGCCACCCTTAGCCATCTTTTTAACTTTACCGCCTTTTTTCATACCACCACGTTTTTCTTCATCACGCCTAGATTCACGTAACCGTTCGGCATCGGCTTCTTTTTGGTCTTGCTTTCGTTTACGGGACTCATCAGCAAGTCTGCTGCTTTCTTTGCCCATTTCTTTACCGGCTTCAGCAGCCAAGCCTGCGCCCGCAACTGTGCCAGCACCAATCAAAGTATTGGTAAGTGCTTTAGACCCTTTTTCAGCGGCTTCTCTACCAACCTTATATACACCACTTTCTGCTAGTTCCTGTGCAGTTTTTTTAGCGGATTTTTTGGCAAGCATTCGAGCCGCCATTCCAATCAGGGGAGCAACCATAGTTACACCATCCTTCCGCGAGTTTTGCCTTTAACGGCGCAGCCATCTGCACGCTTAGAGGCAGATGAAACAGAACCACCTTTTTTGAAGCCAAATGCACTACGGTAGGCGCCAACCATTTTGTCTCTACCAGCCTCTTGTTTACGAGCAATGCGCTCAGAGCCGGTCTCGGTCATGTCGCCGCGAGCCTCACGAGTACGACCAAGGCCCTGCAACTCATCCATCATGGAGTTATCTCTACCGCCCAGACGAGCTAGACGGGCACTTTCAGCGCGGTTGGCTGCCGTAGGTACAGAAAATGCAGAAGTAGCGGGGGTTGCCGCACGGGCAGGGGCTTTACGAATCGGAGTTTTAGCCGTGCTCTCAGCGCCTTTTTTGGCCCGGGCCTTGGCTTTTTCAAGATCAGCCAAGCGGTCTTTAGCCATACCAGAAGACATGTCACTAGTTGTATCTTTGTCGCCCATGTCGAGGCCAGCAGCGCCTAGACGGTCTTTAGCCATACCGGCCGAGGCGTCGGCGGTAGTATCTTTGCTATCTTCGTCTTTCTTGCCCTTTTTATCAAACATCCCAGACAAAGCGGCGGCACCCAGTCCCAGCGCTGCCAGGGCAGCGGTTTTGCGTCCTTTAGCCATTTTTGTTCTCCATCAAGCGATCGATTTTTGTTTCAATACGATCAAAGCGTTCGTTAATACTTTTAATTAGGTCACGCAGGTCGTTCTTGTGCGTGTACTGTTGGGCAACTTCTACTCGTAGGTCGTTCAAACGTTCTTTAGTATCTTTAGCAGAGTCTAAAGCACCTTTTAAAAACCAACCGACAACGGCTACCAAAATTGACAGCCCGGAGTTCCATAGCATCATGTCCATTATTTGCAGTTCCATGCGCGAAGGGATTTGTTAATCCGAGAGTTAGGGTCTTTGGCTGTCTTCGCAGAAGTCAATTTCTTCTTCATCCCTTTCATCCGGGCACAGAACGACTTTTGGCGGGCCCCACCTTCCGGCTGTGGGGCTTTCAGCCCAGGCTTCCCAGGATTGGCAGCGTTGTAGGAAGCACGACCTTTGGCGTTCAAACCGCCTTTGGGATTCTTGCCTTCTTTGCGTTGCCATGCCGGGGTCTTAGCCATAGATAATCACGACTGAAGTAATGTTGGTCAGGTCGCCGTAAATGTTGGTATTAAACAAAATACCTTCACCGGGCATCCACATGTGGACTACGCCTGTGTCTGTCGTAGTATTCAAAGTCAAACGGGTTTGGCCAGAGGCCCCACCATCCTTGAAAACAACAGAACCAGCAGAGCCGGACGGAACGATATAAACGGCCTTAATACGAGCCCGCAGAATATTGTTGTCGCTCTGGTCTACAAACTGTCCGTCAGTCGTAAGCGGTTTCGACGCTAGTACGTCATATTGCATTGAAGCCATAGTGGCCTCCTATTACGAAGCGGAGATAGCAGCGAGAGTGTCTACGCGAAGCCAGTTGGTGCCATCAAAGAAAGCTAGGACTGGGCTGCCAGCAGCGCCATTGCTGAAGTAAGCAATAGAACCAGTAGAAGCAGTCGTGGGGGCAGTGGCGACGGTGAAAACGCCCAGATTAACTGGACCGGAGAATGAAGTTTGAGCCATTTTGGCTTCCTTTCGTGTTGTAGCACATCCCTATACCGTCTCTACAAAGTCTGCTAGGTCAGTCGGTACAGGTAAAAATCCTAGATGAGCTGAATATACACCAAACAAATAAAAAGAAAAAGGGGGAACCGAAGTTCCCCCCGTACTACTTAGGCAGCGCCGGGTGAACCGTACATGCCCAGAGGATCAGACCAACCGAACGAATAACGCTCACGGGCCTTGTAACGGACGTTACCGGTGTCGAAGTCCCCGTCCATTGACGTAGCCATTGGCGAACGCACAAAGTGCTTCATACCGTTGGGCACATCGGTGGTCAGGAACCAGGCATTGGTGTCCGTCAGGAAGTGGTTAACAGTGTAACCACCGGGGATCGAGCCATTGGTCTTCAGAGCGTTGATGTCGTTGTCGGCAGTGGCCACGCGCAGCTCAGTTTCGAGCAGACGGGTTGCGACGAACATCAAGCTGGGAGGAACAATCAGCTTGACAGGCTTAGCAGCGATCAGCAGACCACGCTCGTCAGTCCAACCAGCGATCTGAATAACAGCGGCTTCAAGAGAAGTCTCATTCAGGTCAGCAGCCGTTGCGGGCTCGTTGGAGTTGACGCCACCGGAAACCAGGGGATGGTTGGTAGCAAACAGCTCTTTTCCGTCACCACCAGGGTAAGCGGAGTTGAAGCCGTTGTTCAGAACGTTGGCAGCTTTAACTTGCTTGGTGTAAGCCATGGCACGAGCCAGAGCCTTGGTGTAACGCGAAGACAGGGAGTCATACAGGTTGTCTTCGATTGCCTCTTCCGTCAGGGAGAAGCCCAGGGCGATGGTTTCGTGGTTGTAACGAGCGGTCCATGCTTCTTGTGCATTGTCATAAGCGATGGCAGAACCTTCGTTTTTGACAGGAGCAGCGGAGAAGCCAGACAGCTTGGTCTCTTCTTCGAAAGAACGCTCGGAGGTCTCGGTTTCGTAGATCTCTTTGTGCTCTTCGCCGTACTTTGCGTACTCAAGACCGAACAGAGCGTTCAGGCCAGGAAGAAGTTCTTTAAGTAGTTGTGCGCGTGAAATAGCCATTTAAGTGTCTCCTTAGACGCCAACAGGGTTGAGATATTGGTGTCCACCGGCTGTCGAAACGGAAGCCGTCTCTGCAGTAAAGTCAATAGTAATGGTGGGGCTTGGAGCGTTCCACTTAACGATTGCTTCTTGGTATACAACGTTGCCGCCAGAAACATACGACGTCTCAGGAACCAGATCAACGATGCGGATTGGCAGAGTGGCAGTAGTTGCAACGGTGTCGTCAATAGCCACACCAGAGTTGCCCGTAACGGTAGAACCAGAGTTCTGGACCAGAGCAGCATTGTTACCAACAACAGTGCGCTGAACCGTACCAATGGTCGTGCCGGAGGACACGATAGCCACTTTGAACAGCTGGTCAGGATCATCACAGACATAAGCCATGATGTCCGACGCAGTGGTCGAAGCGGGGTAGTACTGGCGGAACACTTTACCGAACGTAGGATCGGTGTAGGAGCAGCCAAGGAAAACACCAACAGGAGTAGCGGTGGAAGTGCCGGTATCTTTCACCAGAACACCGTCGCTGGACAGCTTAACAACGTCACCGAAGAAAATACCGGTGTTATAAGCCGAAGCGATGGGGATTTGGCGAGTAGCGCCAGCAAAAACCTGACCGCCGATCAAGTTGATCGGAATAAGGCCGTAAGGGCCATTAACAGTAGGATATGCCATTTTTCAAATCTCCAAAATTATTTAGAGCCTTTACCAAACGACACCGAAGATTTCCGCTCATTAAAGATTGGCATCCTTGGGTCGCTCTCTCTCATTAGGCTATTGTCTACAGCCGTCGCTTGATCGCTGGCTTGCTTTTGATAATGAGCATTCCGTTGATCGACAAACTCTTGCGGCGTCTTGCAGAGCATTAGCCCGCCAACTTCAACGTAGCCTTTGCTGTTACGCTCGGTGTCTACGTGCAACATGAGCTCCGGGTGGTCTTCAATCTTGCAAGGCTCCCAACCCTCACGACGTTTAGTCGAAAGGTTTATGGGGTCGGCCTGATTTAAGGTCGAAGTTCTAATCCACCGATACGCATACCCAGGCTGCTTCTTTGGTTCGGGCAGAAGCTCCGGCGGCAACCACTGCTTAGGCCGCTCGGCTAGGTTACGGGTCTCAAGTTCGCGTGCAAGTTTATTTTCAGCCATTTCGGGCCTCCATTTTCATAAGTTCACGAGCGTATTGCTCAGGCGTCAATCCAAGTTTCTTAGCAATAGATACTTGGGTTGTAGTGAGTTTGATCTTCTTGGCAGATGTACTCCTCGTCGCCGGCGCTACGACCGTGCTAGATTTAGTGCGCTCCACGGGCTTGCCGCCCCCGCTTTGCGTAGAAACTTCTTCCTCCGGCTCACCAAAATACTCGGGGAACCGTTTGCGCATCGTTGAATCGATACGCTGGTAATAATCGTCAGAGGTCGGATCGACACCCTGTTTGACTAGCTTCTGATGCAGTCCAAGTGCAGTACTAGTCATTTCCTCGTCCTGACCAAACCATGTATTCCGCTCTTGCCACGAAATAGCCTTAGAGTCAGGGCGAGCCACTTGGGCCTGTTGTGGTTCACTATTTACAGCAGTTTCTTTATCTTGTAAAGCCTTTTTATACTGAGGCTTGTAATTGGTCAGTTGTTCGGCTCGGTATTGAGCATTGTTCAACTTTTCCTGGGCCTCAATAATCCTATCCGCATCGCCAGACTCGTAAGCTTCTTTATAAGCCCGACGTGCAACCTCTAGGTTACGTTCTGCGGCGTCTTTTGCAACCTCTAGGTATTTTTCTTCGCCGCTAGACAGGTTGGCCTGGAGCTTCTTATTCTCGTCGGCCAGCCGTTTGGCCAGTGCCAGAGCTTCTTGCTGTTCACGCAGAGCACGTTCTTTCTCGCGGCGCTCGTCATGCCAGACCTTTTTCATCTGTTTCAGGCGCTGCTGCACCTTTTCAGAATACTGCTCCAGCTCGTCTTCTTCGATTTTTTCGAGTTCTTTGACGATTTCCTTGGGCATGGGCTCCTTGTTACGGTCCTGCTCAGGGGTGTCGTCTTCAATCTCGATATCAGCTTCGGGCTTACCCTTAGCTACTTTTTCTTCTTTAACAGCCTCGGCTTTGGTTTCTTTCTCGTCCGGAAACTCGAATTCGACCATTTCTTGTTTGTTTTCGTCCATTTACTACTCCTTATGCGCGGGAAATGCCGCGTGGGTCTTGGACAACAGCCTCTACGGTGTCGTCATTGATTAAGCGAAACTCCGTGCCGTGGATCTTAAGCCGGCTGCCAGAATGCGGGCGAACCAGAATAAAGTCCCCTTGCTTACACCAAGGTCCAGACGGAAAACGCTTTTCATCTTTGTAGCAATCCGGACCCAGTTTCAACACAAAAAGCACCGTGGTTAGGATTTCTTCGTGTTTCATGGTGATATCAGCCTTAAGAATGCCGCTATCGAACTGCTCTTCAAACTCAGGGATTGCACACAAGATGTGGTATCCGGTCGGGTCAGGCAGTTGTTTCGCCTTATCGTCCGGGTTTTCGGGCAAAGGGGTGCCTTCCGCCCCAATGAGGATTTCACTCATCAATACTCTCCAGGTTACTTGCAAGGTCTATTACTAGGGACTTGGCGATGAGGAGACCCCGAACCACACCGCAAGCGTACTTATATTCCCCAAAGTCCTTGGCGGTAGCGTCACCAAGCGACTCAACTATATTTGCGCGCTCTGCATCTAGCTTTTGGGCAATGATCTGAAGCGTTTTGTCTAACATTTATGGTTCCTTTGTGGTTTATTCCTGGTTATTTTGTGGTTTCTGTGGCATAACTGCTTGATTTTCCATCTGCATTTCGCGGATGGTCTGGGCTACAGATTGGCCCAATTCGATACCTTTAGCTTGCAAGTCGGCCTTGTCTTTGGCTGCTTTGACGCCAGCATTGAGACCGGCAGTTTCTGCCTGCTGTTTGATCCGGTATTCCTCGATGCGAAGCTGGTCGGCCTTGGCGGCTGCGTCCATGATGTCTTTCTGCTTCTTGCGTTCGAGTTCGGCGGCCTTGAGTTGAAGCTCGGCTTGCTGCATCTGCACGAGAGGATCCTGTGCTGCCTGTTGAGCCTGCTGCTGTGCGGCTTCCGCTTGGTTCTTCTGGAACAGTTTCTGGGCTGCCATTGCCGCCATGCGGGAGATCTCGACTTCGTACTCTTCTGGGAGGTCGGTGTCGGGGGCCGGTAGGTTGACGCCAAGCTGCTCTTCGATTTGTTTGCGGTACTCGAAGGCAATGTGCTCGTTAATGTGGGCCATCATAGCTGCCTGAATCTGCTGCGCCATGGGGTTTTGGCCGATCAACTGGGCGATCTTGGGGTCTTGCATAGCCGTCATATGGACAGTCAGGTGAGCCTCATGGTCCTGGTAAATGAAAGCTTTCACCGGCTTGGAGTTCAAAATGTCCATATTTTCGGAAATTGGATCCCTTGGTTTCTCGTCTTCTGCGCTCGGGATGAGCTTCTCGACGTTGCGAATTCCCAACACCTCTAGCATCTGGCGGTGCAGCGCGGGCATGTCATAGATCTGGGGTGCGCCTTGGGCCAACTGGAGAACTGCCTGATACTGAACAACCCGCTGGGCCATGGTGGCTGCGTTGGGGTCGCTGACGGGGATAACCTCGACTTTGTCAAAATCAGACTGCTTGGCGAAGTTCTGTGCGTCTTCTACCTCGTAGTCGTAGTTTGGTGGGGTGTAGTCACGGATGATGTCACGCAGCAGCTTAAATTCCTGCTTCATGGCGTAGTGAATCCGGGCCTGGACAGCAGACATAACCCGCATCGTGCGCTCTAGGATTGCCAGTGTTGTACCCACCGGGGCCTGGGCAGACATGTCAGAAACCTTCATATCTGCGATGGAAGCGAAGCGGCGGCCTTCTTCAACGATGGTGTTGAACAGGCTGTACAGAACCTGGCTTGGCTCTTTATAAGGTAGCGGCAGGATGTTGTCGCGGATGGTACCGCTTGGCACGTCTACGTCTCGCCATTCAGCCGGGGTGATGGGGGTGTCGTCTTCCTTGATGCGTAGGCCACGAGCCTTAAAGCCACCGGGCAGGTTGCTCAGAGTTCCAGCATCAACCAGCTGACGAATAAGAGAAGTGCCAGATTTAGCAAAAGCCCCAATAAGATGGATAAGACCAAAGGCGTAGAACCCAAACCCTGGGATGTAGGGGTAATGAACGAAGTGGTTGCGCTTCGTCTTATTGAGGTCATCAGGCTGCCAATTGCGCCGGATAGACAAAATAGTCTGGGTGTCTTTTTCAATTGTCACCACGTACGGCAGTGCAATACCGGTTTCTTCGCCGTCCTTGTCTTTATCTTCGTACCCTGGCAGGTCTAAGTCAACGTGCATCTCTAGGATGCGATAGCGGTTGTCAACGTCGGCAGCAAACCCCATCTTTTCGGCGATCTTCTTCTCGATCTCGTCGAAGCTGCTGGAGGGGTCTGGTAGGTCAACATCTTTATAGAACCCAGCCACCTGTAGCTTACGTAGGTCGTTCTTAGTCTTGCGCATCACGTGGGTTACACGCTCAGCAGATTCTAGGTTCGACGCACCGAACGGCACCACAATGTCTTCTGCGGGGATGTAAATACTGACTTGACGCTCTAGGCTGGGGTCAAAATACACTTTCTTGAAGGCGTTACCAGACAGGCCCAGGCCCCACAGGGCGCGCTCATGCTCAGGCCGGTACTCAACCATACGCTCGGTGAGCTGGTAATTCATCTCTTCCTTGACTCGGCTGGCGGCTTGTTCTTTATCTTTAGTTACCTTGCCGATGATCTTGGTCTTGACCGGACCCTGTGCTGGAAAGGTCTCCATGATGGTCTCGGACTGGAACTTAACCAAAGCTTCAGCCAATAGCGGGTGGTTCACGCCACAAGCACCGGGCCACGGTTCCGTTCTTTCTTCAATGCTCATGCCTAGCAGGTCTAGGCCATCGACGTATGTCTGCATCCAGTCAGAGCGCGCATCCACGTCAGACTCATATTCACCGATCAGGTCGCCGGCAAGCTCAAGCAGCTCACCTTCTTCCATGTTCTCCGCTAGGTTGGCATTAAATTCATCGTCGCCTTCTTCACCTGGCTCGATCACGATCTCTAACCCACCCATACCAATCTTGACGGCCTCTGGGTCTTCGATCTCGATCTCCAGAGCAGGTGAAAGCTCTTCGCCTTCTTCCATTTCTTCGTCCAACCCAGTCGGTGCTGCGTACAAACCTTTTTCAATAGACATGATGTTTCCTTAGTTTTAGGGTGTTCTTTATTAGTAATAGCCTTTGTGGCGCCTACTTTTGAACCCCTGTAATTCGTCCTCGTAATCAGACCCAAGCTGCAAAAAGCCGCCCCGTCTAAACCTTAAAAGCGCTTGCGTCATGGAGTCCACAAGGTCATCGTGCTCGCCTGACGGAAAACTTGCCACTTCTTCAACCAATTCTTCAGCCCAGTTGGTATTAGGAACCCACACCCGCCCAGAAGCGAAGATATCCGCCACCGCGTTGAGTCGAGCAATCTTGTCGTTGCCCTTGGATGGGGTGAATTCTTGAACCGGAATACCCATCGCACGCAGTTCAAATATTAGGGGCGCACCTGCAGCCTTCGCTTCAACAATAAACGAGTCTGGTTCCCAATCTTTCCAGTGCCTATATGCAACTTCTTTTAATTCCGGAAATTCCATACGGTCTTTGAAAGAGTCTAGCAAGATAATGTTGGCCTGGGAACGACCAGTGTCGTCTGGATGGTAGAAAACACCCCAGGTTGTGCATGCTGAATAGTCAGCCCGCTGTGTTTTTAAGAACGCCGTGTCCCAAGACTGGATGATGTGGTCGCAGTGCGGGGGTGAGTCTTGCTCCCAGATGTTCCACCACTCCCTTTTAACGATAGCGCTCGTCTCTGAGGTGGGTTGTTGCATGTACTGGGCCATCCACTTACCTGTGGGCAGCTCTTTTTTCAGTACTTCAAGCTCTTTTAGGGGCCAAAACTCAGGCCAAAGTGGGTTTCCGGTGGGCAAAATGGCAGGAAATTCGATCACTTCCCACTCTTCGCCCGATCTTTGTACGGAACTTTTAAGAATTTGCCCGGTCAAGTCCTTTTTGGACCACCGAGTCATCACAATTACGATACTTCCGCCCGGTTGTAGACGCTGACGAGGGCCTGAGGTGTACCACTCGTAGGTTTTGTCGTAGATTTCCGGGTTCGTTTCGCTTAGCGCCGCTTCTTGTTCCGAGTGAGGGTCGTCAATAATGAGCAGATCCGCACCTTTACCAGTAACAGCACCGCCGATACCAATAGCGAAGTACTCCCCACCACCGTTAGTAGCCCAGCGGCCCGCCGCTTTAGAATCAGCCTGAAGAGCCACGCCTGGAAAAACTTCTTTATAGGGTTCAGAGTCGACAAGGTTACGCACCTTTCTACCAAAGCCAACCGCAAGTTCTGCTGTGTGCGAGGTCTGGATGATTTTCTTCTGCGGGAACCGCCCTAAAAACCAAGCGGGCAATAAATATGAAGCAAACTCTGACTTGGTATGCCGTGGCGGCATGTTGATAATTAGCCGTTTACATTCCCCATTAGCAACCCTTTCAAACGCCCTAGCCATTCTCTTGTGGTGCCGGCCCCCGATGAAGCTTGGCCACACCTTACCGACGAACTTCAAGAAATCTTTCTCCGCCCCTTCTTTGGCATCAACATGCTCAAACTCAGCAAGGGTTTTATACAGGTCGGCTAGGTGAGCCTCTGGTATATTATTTATGTTCTGAAGCAGGGCGTTGAGTTCGTTTCTATTCAGGGCTTGAGCTGTTGGCATCCTCATCTCCCTGTTCTTCGTTATTATTTGCGCTTACTTCCTCGGAACCTAGGGTTAACCCCAACTCCTCTTCCAGGCCGTCGGAGACGGATTCAACATCAATCACGTCGCTTTTCAACAACCTAGAGATCTTTTCTTTTATAGCTTCTTTAAGGTCGTCGGCAGTCTTGTGGGTGATAACCAGCTCGGACTTTTCTGTGAAGGCCCCAACGTCTGACATCTTGCCTAGTAGTTCTAGTGCTTTCAGTTCATGTCTTGGGTCGCCGCATTGGCTGATTTGTAGCAGTCGGGTATGGATTACGTTTCTTGTCTCGACCGCATTGGCTACTACTGCAGTGCCGTATTCTTTTACGTATTGGGTGAGGGCTAGGACAACCCCGGTGTTGTTTAGTTCCGCAGGTGGCTTTGGGCTTTTCTTATGTTCTTTGACGTTCTGAAAAAGCTCTTCGGCTTTCATGGCATCTTCGTCCGTCATCTCGTACGGCATGCCTAGACCACTTAGCAGCACAGAAGTATTGGCTGCAATGTTCACATTTTCGTGAAAGTCCGACCCCGTCTCATCCGCGAATGAGTCTGGCAGTGGGTGGTCCCTATCGGGTTCTACGTTGTATATGGTCACGGAGGAAACGATTGCTCCAAGGTTT